TTTTGAGGTCCTATATCAACATTAAACCCAACAACCTTATTTGATTTATCCCAATCTGTTTTTCCGTTTAAATTGTCAAGTAATGGATTATCACTTGATCTTCTTAAATCAAAAGCATCGTCTCTAAAACGATAATCCACATTATCATTTAATGCTAAATGTTCACTAGGTTTATTGGCATATAAACATAAAAATTTTGATGTTGTATCCCGATAATCTAATGTTAAAAATGTTCCAAATAAGGAATTTGCAAACTCTAATGTCCCTTCAGGATTTGGTGTTGGGTTTTTACTAACGTTTTGTACATTATAAAAATTAGCGTACGCCGGCATAGTAAAGTATGTAAAATTATTTTGAGTTAAAATAGTTGTTACCATATCCACCATTTTATTATTATGGTCACCATATTCTATTAATTCTTTTACTTTAAAAATGTCGGCATATATTTTTTGACCAACATCTCTACTTGCTCTATCGAACAATAAAATGTCTTCAAATAGTGTTTTTGTTTTATAGTCATTACCTGAAATAAATTTGTCATTTATAGATTTAAATGTGTCCCATATTTCATATCTTGTTTGTTCTCCCTGTAAATTAGATTTAACACTATTTCTATCAGGAGTAACTATTACGTTTGGTAATTTATTTCTTAATCTTGTTAATTCTAAATCAAGTACTGTATCAATATAATCTTCATTTTTGTTTAAATAATCATTCATTAAAGTATAAAACTCAATTTTAGTTATATTATTTTTTTTAAGTTTCTGTGTTGCATAAATTTTTATTATCGGAGCAAACTGAATAACATTTTTTTCGTTAAATTGAACGTCTAAATCAATAAAAAAATCTGTAATATATGATCCATTGTTTTTATATTTTAATTGAGGGATTTCTGAAAACCCAACATAAGTCTCTAATGCTTTCCAAGTAACCGGATTATTTGTTTTTGATTGTAATAAAGTAACAGGACTTAATAATCCAGTTGGTAAAGTGTTTGGTGATGATTGTTTATATCCTTGATATGTATATGGATTCTCAATATATTTATTTGAAAAAGTATAAAATAATTTTTTATCAAAGTTTGACGGGTTACCATATTTCATCACAACCTCATAATCCATAAATTTAGTTAAATAAGATTTAAATGCGGTAATTTGACTATTTTGTATTTCTGAAACAATGGAGTCACCATTTGTTGCTGTTGGTGCCGGAATTTTCATCATTGTTCTCATTAACAATTGGAAATTTTTACACATTTTTTCACTTTCTGTCTCTTCATCTGTTACAGATGTAATTAACGTGTCATAATCATATACCGATCTACCAAAATTTAAAAACTCTATCTCTAAAATGTCCAAAATATTTTTATCAAATGATGTAAACATTTCATCCAATTTAGAGTAATCACCTATATTCCCATTTATTGAGAAATTTTGTTGTGTTGTACCACTATTATAAATTTCTTTTAAATAACTGTCAGGACTTGGGGGAACGACTTTATTATTATTGAAATACCCATAATTTGGTGCTTTCCAAAATAATCTTACAGAACCATTATACATTGAATTATTCCCTGAAACCTCTGTTTTAATAGTTCCATTTATTCTAAAACACTCATCTTTAGTTTGATTTATTATTCCCCCAAATGAAGGAAGGGGGTAAATAGAAGTTTGATCAGTTGTTTTTACATAACAAGACCAAGGTGTTAATGTTAATGAACGTGTAACATTAGGAAAATCAAACCCATTAGATTTATTAATTAAAGAACCAGTTGTTTTAACCATTCCTAAGTTTGTATTTAATGCAGATTGTATTTCCGAACTGACATATCCAACAGCGTTAACATTAGTCAAAATAAAATTAAATGTTGGACCAAAAAGACCTACAGTAATTGTTGTACCATTTGGTAATTGATTAGGGGTTATTATATATCTACCAACACCCCCAGTTGTTCCACTTATCTGAGAAACTATTGTTGTACCATATTGTAATGAAGCACCAGATAGTGTCATTCCACTAATAATTTCGTTTCCGTTTATTGTTAATACTTCTAATTGATTATCATTAACTATTGCACAAGTACCCCCAATTGGTACTACACTATCAAAAACAACTTTTCCTTGATAAAAAACATTAAAATCATCTATTGTTTTTGGGTAAAAACCATTATTAATAATTGTTTTTACATAATTGATTCCAAGAACATTTGTTGTTATATTACCCTCTAATATAATTTCTTGTGGTGAACCATCAATAGTAACATTATAAGATTTTGTTGTTGCACTATTAACGGGGTCGTAATTATATGAATAATTAAAATTGTTCCAAACTTCGGTTAAAATATCATTTCCGGTTTCAACCCAAGTTTTGTATCTATGCCAAAGTGATCCATATTTTAAAATCCAAGCGTGTGGTAATCTATGTATTGCACCAAATTTTTTAATTGTTGATATAATATAACTTAATTCATTTGTGGAATTATTAGTATCATCAAGTAATTTGTATTTTTCTTTTAATGTTGCTAAAGGTAAACTATTTAAAAATAGATAAGCCGCCAATTTATATGGGGAAGAATCTCCACTATTATATCTAAAATTATAAACTCCTTTTTGAATTGCATTTATAAAATAGGGGGTGTTCAACATTGAAGTTGTTTGTTCCTCTATTAAATTGTCTGTATAATTTTTATAAAAAACATTTCCTTCTGTTATGTATTGATTTTTAATTTGTCTATTTTTATAAAATAGTTTTAAATTACCATTTATAATTGATTGATTAAAAATGTCATCAGTATAATTAAAATTAGTTATTGGTTTTATAATTTTATTTTCAGTAAAATTAACAATTGATTTATTATTTAAATCATATTTTAAAACATCAGAAGTCTTATATACCAATTCTGTGTTTTTTATTGTCGTACCGTTTGCTAAATAATTGTTGTCCCAAGATAAATTAGTTATTGGGTACAAATCACATATGTCATATTTTTCAATTACATTGTCAATCCCAACATATTTTTCAACTAATTCCGTATTTTCTATTCCAACATTTGGTTGGGATATTTCATTAATTAATATCTTAGCATCTAAAAGATCAAATGAACTTAATGTTTCATTTTTAATATATGGTGTATTAAATTCTCCTCTAATAAAATTTTGCCAAGATATTCCCTCTCCTTGATTTGAGATATGTCTTAAAAATCCTCCATAGACTCCTGAATTAATATTATATTCTTTTAATTTTTTAGTTAGATATGGGTTGTCATCACCTAACGCTTTTATAATGTTAATAACTTCTGACTCGGCAGAATAAAACTCCATATTATATAATTTCGAAGAGTCTCTAGACATTAAACTATAAAATGAATTTAACATTAATCTTTCATATATTTCATAAAAAAATTTTACTTCTTCTGTGTTTTGAAATACTTGATTATTAATTGGAAATTCAATAGCATTAAAACTTAATCTTTCAGGTTTTGTTAATCCATTATTAATATATTCAGGATCCGGAATTGGGGTTTCTCTTTCTGTATATGCCTTTATAAATTCTTCAACAAACTCGACTTCAGGCCATATTTCAGGTATAAAAGCGTTTATTTTTCCCGATAAAACCGGATCACCAGGATATTTTAATTCATATTTTTCCCCACCATCGTTTTTTGTATTTTCAACAATTAATTGTGGCCAAGGATATATTGGGGTATTTTCTTCACCATCGTTTTTTACGTCAACACTAGGGACCGTTGAATTACTACCAAATACGGCATCTTTTCTATATTTATCTTCCCTTAAATTCCAAGCCTTTGTATGTACATCATCCATCAGACGTAAAAAAGCTTCCCCTTGAGCAAAAAATACTGCTAAAATATTCCTCATTGTTGGTTCAAAACCAATACCAGTTGACGTATTACTCATTTGATCCGCTAATTGTGCGGTTAAAGATTCTTCAATTTTTTGTCTGTTTATTTGATATTTTTGTTGCATTACTTTTGTTTGATTTAAAAAGTAACCTTTACCATCAAATTGAAAATTTTTATTTTTCTGAAATTCGATTTCTAATGTTTTTGTAAAAGCGGAAACTTCGGATGGAATTCCGGGTAATTCTTTATTTGTTCTTAACAAATATGTTTTATTAATGTTGATATCAATAAACTTTGATTTAGTGTAACAAGTATTTAATTCAATTTTGTTCGGAATATAATTTGGTTGATTTAAACCTAATGTTTTATTCTTTTCAAGTGCAAGATTAAATTTTTTGATTATTCCATCAAGTTCATTTAGTGGTGCGGATTGTTTTGTAATATCGTCCCTGTATTCTTTTTTCCATTGGTATATTATTTCTTCACTATCTTTAAGTACAAAAATATTATTCACATCTAAATATTGTTTTACCCAAGAATCAGGGGTATAATAAAAAACATACCCATCATATTCGGTTAGTTGGGTTGTGTAATCTGTTAAATCATTTAAAACATTTAAGTTAGTTTTTTTAAAACTATCTATTATATTTTTAATAAACCTATCTAACCTATACTTTAATTGTTGTATTGTTATTTCAGGGAAATTATCATTAATTAATCCTTTTGATTTATATTCAGAATATAATTCTTTCATTTTTTGATATCCCTCACTTGCAAATGTTTTTTTAACGGGTATCGAATTATTAGTACTATTATTTGGTTGGATTTGTTTTGTTGTAACAATTGACTTGTACATTAATGGTGTTCCCATCATGGCTCCAAAAGTAACATGAGACATAATTGTGTATTTATATGTTTTCAGTTCTAATTTTACCCTAAAGTTACCAGAACTTGGATCAAATGAAGATCCAAATTTTTCTAACATTAATGGTATTCTAATTGCTTTACCCAAATATCCTTTTATGGTTAAATGAAAAAGTGGGTATGGGAATTGGAAAAATGCTGCGTATGGAGAATTATTACCACCTTCAAACAACGATCTTCCTTTTACGTCTTCAAGAGTAATATCGATCGTAGGTACAAAATCTAAACCACAACTATAATTTATTTGTGTTATGCCTAATAATCCATTATCAACAGCACCAGGTACCCCATTTGATATTAAACTTTGACTATAATAAAAGTCTGCTGAATTATCAGGATTTACACTAACCGATTTTTTTGGTTGGTTAACACCTTTTCCAGTTAAAGTATTTTTTCCTGTTATTTCATCTGACCATCCATTGTCTAAAAATTTTTTAAACCCTGGATTTAAAAAATTAATTTTACCAACAGATATAGTTTTAACTGATTCGTTTAGTGAAACACCTAAAGCTAATTTAGTTCTTGGTAATACAGAACATTCTAAATTAGCATAGAACACAAGATTTTCGTGATCTATAAGTCTTTCTTTTGGTCTACCTTCTTCATCAATTATTTTATTTGGGTCAATTACTGATATGTTTTGGTAATCAAATTCTACTAATATATTTTCTCCGTTATTTACCATAATAGAATATGTGATTATCTAATTCGTTTTTATAATCCTGTAATGAAGTTAACAACGGATATGGAATTGTCAATACCGCACCATCAGGAATATTAAATTCAAGTCCAGTATATTGTGGGTTTGATTGTAAAATTAACCAACCAAAAAATGGGGAATTGTAATGTTGTTGAGACACTTTATCTAATCTAGACGTACCAACCTTATAAATATATCTTTTATCTGATGATTTTGATGGCAAATTAATATACGGAACAACGGTTTGTTTTCCGTTAAGTAAAAATGAATTATATCTATTATAATACTGTAACTGCATATTAATTAAATTTTATTTTACCATTATATTTATCATCAGTATTTAAGTTTTGTTTACTATATAGGTCTGATATTCTTTTTTCATACATTGAGTAACTTGGGTCATTTTTGTCTGTAGTATACCCTACTTTAACATCAAAAGGGGGTATTTCAAAATTTTGAAACTTTTCATATTCAGGACTTTTTTCATAATCATTAAATAATCTATTTTCATTTTCTTTTTCTGTTTTACATTGTTTTCTATAGTCGTCAAACCTATTTTTTAAATCAGATACTAATTTTGGGTTAGATTTTATTTTTTCTAATGAGGTTAAACTTTCTATAAAAGAAGTATATTTGTTATCATCTAACATTACATCAGACATTACCATATAAAATCTTATTTGTTCTGGGGTTGAAAATGATTTAAACCACCAAGTAAAATCTGGAAAGTTCATTAAGTTAATACTTTCACTATACATAATAGGGCTATTGTTCATAATATATCTGGCGGACATAACACCTAAAAATTCGGTGATTCCTGATGCAACATTAGTCTTATATACATTAAGTATTGAATCAGATACAGTTGTTGCACTAGATCCTGTAAAAATATAAACTTTTGGTTTACCAGTCTCTAATAATATTCCATCAATTTTTGATATAACCACATCAGTTTTTCTAAAAGTATAGTTTAAATTTTCTTGATAACTTGTAAGTTCGTTAATTGACCCAATAACAAAATTATTTATTTCACCTTCTCTATTTTTTAAAATATCCTCTAATTTATTTTTGACTTGTCTTTGTGCCGCATTAGTGTATTCAGTATTTGTATCGTTAACAATATTTTTAATAACGGGAGATAAGTCATTTTTACAATCGTCTACCGCATTATTAACAAGATTTTTAATTAATTTTTCAACACCATCAGGTTTACCATAAATTTTTAGTGGAAATCCTCCTCCCGTAAATTCATCAAGATTACCATTAGAATATTTACTTTTAAAATTAACAAGTTGTAATATTCCGTAATTAGAAATGTCGTTTATAGTTTTTAACTTGTTATATATTGTTGAAAAGAAATCTTTAGTTGATGTTGATAATTCACTAATAAGTCCACTATAATCTAATTCACCCGTCTCTATAGTACCATCATCGTTGGAACTTGCTCCAAGTATTTTTCCAATTGTTTCTCCTCCTTTTTGAGGTATATTGTTTGGTATGTCACCAACAGTTGGAGGAGAGGATGAATTAGGGACAAGTTTACCAACAATATCGTTATCCCTTTCCGATGTGTCTTCTGTTGCAACCGCCCTTTCATCATATATCTCAGTGTTTGCGTAGTAATTAAAAGATAATGCGTTTTGTAATTGTTCAACAGGTCCCGCTAATCCATGACCACCAATAAAATCAAATGATAAACTAATTTTAGCAATCATAGGTTGTACACCAATTCCTTCTGGATTTATATCAAAAAGTAAAGGATCGTAAGTTATTCCAAGACGATTTGGTATTATTTTAGTATGATAAAAATCTCCAATTCTTAAAACTAATACAGGCGGAGCACCAAATGAAGTGTTTAACGCATCATTATGTTTTGGTCTACCGTCAGTATCAATAACCGGAATTGTTTGTCCAGGTCTCATGCACTGATTTAAAAATGTTAATCTCGCATTTAATCCTTCAGGTGTGGTTGAGTGAAATGCCGGACTAAAATATTTTATCTTATCTTTAATACTATCGTAAACCATCGGGTTTTCTTTTTTAATAACCTCAAAATAATCACACTCACTAAATAAACTTCTTAATATTTTTTTAGAAATACCTTCTTTAACTGTTTTAAGAGGATCAACTTTTTTAAGTGGTTTAGGTCCTGGCGGTGTGTTGTTGGTTATTTTGGTGGTATTAGTACTACCATCTTCGGTTATTTTGGTGGTAATTTCAATTTCTGTTAGGGGTATTGTTTTTAATGTTGTTTCTATTGTTGTTATTGGGGCAGGATCTATAGTTATGTTTGCAATACGGACTCTTCTACATGACATTGCAGGAATAGAATACCATTGTGCCGTTCCACTTGGTTCTCCCCCTGAAGTTTTACTGATGTTTTGTGTACAATTAACTGAGTTGTATGTTATTGTTGTTGCACTATTAATAGGTATTGTTATTTCTTCACCATTGGAGTTTGGAATAAAAGTTAATCTTCCCTCACTTTCCAAAACAGGTACTGTTTTGTCTCCAATTGTTTTAGATCTAAACCATTGTAATACAGAATCAATTCTTCTTTTAGATAAATTTCTATTATATTCTACCTCTGCTGGTGCAGATGCGGATCCTTGTAATTCAATTTTAACTTTTCCGTTTTGAACAATAATTATTTCTTTTAACTTAGCTAAAAATTGATTACTTAGATACTGGTAGTTACCAATAATAATATCATTAAAGAAGTTTGGTATGACACTTTTATTTATATATTTTTCTGTCCCAACGTAAACATTAACGGGTGGTAGATTAACATAATTTGTGTTTCTAACTGAAAGGTATTGATTGTGCCAAAAATCATATGGTTTAGTTGCCGTAACCTTAGTAGTTGTATATCCCTCAGGATAATCATTGTCAAAATAAAAAGAATAGTCTATAAACTCCTTGATCTTTTCCATATTGACAATTTCATCAGTATTTTGACCATTGGTTAAAGTTTCATCGTTTGTAGTATTTTCACCATCTCCACCTACAGTTATTTTTACATCACTACCTTCAGATGACTCAGATAAACTAGTTGATTTATCTACACTAACATTTTTATAAATTTCACCTAATTCTTCTTCAGTTAATCTTGGTTCATTTAATAATTGTTGATAAGTATATAAATCACTAGTTGGTATGGTATTAAATTTAATTGCCAAATCATATAAATCATACTTAACACATCCCGCAAAAAATGAATTAATAATAGAATCAACTTCTTTTGAGGATTTATTTGATAATTGTTTTTCAATAATAGTATTCATTGCTGCTGGAGTATCGACAACTATTTTCCAATTTATACTTCCACTTCTACTTGTGTTTGAATAAGTGTATATTGGTTCCGGTCTACCTAAAAATTTAGTTGGGTTCCAATTAGCACTAGAATCTTCACTAAATGATATGTCGTATGGTGGAAACCACATTATTCTACCACCATTTGGTCCTTTTTCACAGGTTGGTAAATCATCATAAGTATATCCCGGTTGATCTGAAGTTCTCCAAGCTAAATTCTCCAATGAGAACATATATTTTTTTACTTTACTGTCAATGATATTAGTTGATCCAGGATTTCTTAATGGTGCAATATTTAAATTATACGTCCTATCAAGAACAGAATTATTGAATTTACGACCTGATTCTGTAATACCATCAGTTTTTTGTAAATCAGCATATGTTAAATATGGTGTATCTTTTTGGAATACTCGACAATATTCTCTACCTATCTCAGTTCCATCAACACCAATAGTACTATCTCCCGTCGAACTATCGTAGTAAGCAATAACTTGAGAACCTTTTGTCATTTCTTTATATCCATCATTGAATACTTTGGAAACTTGATTTATAGCATTACCCGCATGTTTTAATCTGGCCTGTCCACCAACATTGTCTGCGGCGTTTATTATTCTTTGAGTATTATCTAATATTGATCCTCCCCTAAATTCAATCTCCGTAGATAAATTTTGATCATATGAATTTTGAATTTGGTTAAACTCTTCGTCAATAATTTTATTTTCTCCACCAACCCCAACTTTCCATCCAGCATTTTCTTTATATTTTGGTGATGTCCATACAAAATTTCCATTTATACCCCCTTGATTAGAATATGATTCCGCCTGTAAACCAAAATTAATTTTACCTTCGTTACCCTCATAAAGTTTACCTAATTCAGAAGGTCCGTACACCAATGTTGATTGTTGTTTTCCAAGGTAATTAACAGCAACTTGATTTGCGGGATGAGTTATAAGTGACGGTTCAACATCTTTACTACCAACATAATAACCACCCCCACCATTAGGTCCTGCGCCAAATAAATTAGATATGACACTTGTAAATTGTTGTAATAGTGGTTTATCATAATTTGGTCGATATAAATTATATTCTAAACTTTTAAATAAAACAGATTGTTGACCATTACCAGTGTTTGCTAAAAATATTTCAGAAGGACTCCTAAAATTATTTAAAACAGAACCTAACGCTCCACCTGTTAAATTGTTTACAACGTTTAAGGCGTTTTGAGTTTGTGGTGAATATATTGGATCAGGATCATCAAAGTAATCTCCAGGAATAAATGATACAGGAAAATAAGTCCCTGTTAATCGATTTAAAAAACTTACAGCGGCTAACAATGGGTTTTCAGGTATTGTTATTTTCCAATTCTTAGTAAAGAATGGTTGTTGTCCAGTTGCCAACATGGAGGCACTAAAAGGATCTTGTAAAGTACTTAAGTTAATACTACCAAGAGTCATTTGATATATTTCTTGAGCTATTCTATCCTCAAAATACCCTTTTAATTGGGATGCCCCAATTTTTGCAAGATATGAATCTTGTGATAAATTACCCATATCCCCACTTGGATTACTTGAAAGTAAAATTGAATATGGTGTATAACTTGACGGAATGAAAATAGTTGGTACTCCATCGTAATATGGTAAATAATACTGTGAAGATAATTGTAGGTCGGTTATAATAATTAAATCTTTATAACCCCCTTCAGGTCCAAACATATTTCTAATATATGCCGCATCAATATAAAATTCATTAATTAAATCTAAGGCTGAATCTGTTGGATCATAAGGACCATTATTACTTTCAACGGGTAATGGTGATCCTGGAACACTATATTTACCTAAAAATCCTCCATCAGGTCCCCATTCATTTAATGGATATAAATTATTTGCTAATTGGTTTGTTGAAATTAAATTGTCAGGTGAATCAATAACATTACTATTGTTTAAAGGACTAATCTCATAAACCACATTACCAGATGGGGGGTTAAACGACCCTTCTACCTGATATGGTGGTAAATTTCTAGCTATTAATAAATCTCTAAAAGATGATGATGATGTAAATGATAAAACACTTTCTGGCATTTTTTTTTTCTTTATTTATAAATACCTTTAGTCGGTTTTTTTTTATTTAAAAATTGGTTTTTGACTATTTGATACTCTAATATTATCAATTCGATTAAGTAATTCTTGCATATTTTTTGTTCCATCAGGACCATTAAAATAATTAGATATTGCGGTATTAATATCTTGAATTGACTGAGTACTAATTTTATCATCAGCAATAACATTAAAATCAACGGCGAATTTATTATCAGTTGTTATTGTCATTGGTTCATAAGAAATAGCCAAGTTTGGGTTATTTAATGATTGAATTAAAGGTGTATCATCTCCTCCCATACCAAATATTGTAGGAATAGAAGTTTTTAATTCCTCAAAATAAGTTTTTGTCATTTCTTTAAAATCTTTAAACATATCTCCAATACCTAAAGTTTTTATAAACTCACTAACTTCATTAGCAACATAATCAGTTCCTGTTCTGTAATTCTTACTTTCTTTACCTTTTTGAGGTATTTGTTCGTCCAACATTTTTTGAAAAAAATTTAAACCACCTTTATATCCACCTTGAAGTGTGTTAGAACTTGCAATACCGTATTTAGCTGCTGACACAAAAGTATTCATAGATGATTCAATTCGTTTCAAATAAGTTAATTGATCTTTCGCAATTTCTTCCATTGATGCGTCATTACTTTTTTGTTGTTGTGCCAATTTTGCAACATCATCAGTACTTAATTCACTAACTAATTTATCTATATATTCTCCCGTTCCTTCTTCCTTACCATCTTTACCTATACGTGTTTCTTCTATCCTTACTTTGGCAATACCGTCCTTACCAATTTGTGCCATTGTTGCAATAAGTTCTCTATCTCCTTTGGTTGCAATATCGGTTGGGAATTTAATTTGTTTTAATTTCATTTCAAACATCCCCGCATTTACTGCCATTTTTTGTAATTCGCCGGCAGGTAATCCCATCGCCTTACCAATTTCGTCAATACGTCTTTTAGCTCCAGGTAATATTTCTATTTGATTATTCTCCTTATTGAATCTTGTAAACTCTTTTGTCATGTTTACAATTTGGTTTTGAAGTTCTGTTGGGTCATTTTGAGCTAAATCCATCAATCTTAATGGATCAAGTAATTGACTTGATGTTACACCTAATCTTTGTAGTGATGCCGCAAATTCAATTGCCCCTTCAGGATTAAATACTTTATCTACAACAGTAAATATTGCTGACATATCAACCCCCAATCTTGAAGCTTGTGCCGCCATTTTTGCTAATCCTTTAATCCCACCCTCAAAATTATAAAGGTTCATTTTATCTAAATTAGTAACAACACCCGCAGAAACAGCTTGAACTGTTACCCCTGCTTGTCTAGCAATTTTAACAACATCTAACATTTTAGGTTCAATACTTGCAATACTAACACCGACATCTCTAAATTTTTCCGCTAATTCACTTTGTTTTACTTTAGTTACTTCTGCGGTTGCAGCAAAACTAGCTAAAGAATCGGCATTCAACATAATATTAACATTCATGGTTTCTCCCAAACCTTGTAACGTTTCCGCAACATCACCAACTTTAAGTCCCATACCAACAAATTTGGGTATTGCGTCAGCAACAGTTTGGGTCAATTCTCCCGCTCTTTGTTTACTAATTCCAAAAGTTTTAACTAATTTACTTGCTTCTGAATCTAAGTTAGTTAATGCGGTAAGTAAACCTGTCCCAATTTGTTCGTTTATAGTTGCAATTGTTAATGAAACACCATCTAAAGGGTTTTTTAACGTGGTATTTACAATGTCTGTGATTTTATCAAGTGATATTAATGGATCATTGAGTATTGTATTATCAACAGGAGCTGTAAGTGTTCCGTCAGGAATTATGTCAGATTTTGGTTTTGGAGCCATATGTTGTTTTTATAATAAATATAAATTATTTATTTTTTTTGTGTTCCTCAATGATTTTATCAATAAGATATCTTCTCACATATGTTGGCATTTTTAAATACTCGGAATAAGATGTTCTTAACATCTTTGCCAATAAATAAAATTCGTCTAATATAAATTTTGAGTAATCAGAAGAAAGGCCGAAAAAATTCCACCCCAAAAGCAATGTTCACCATTACTCTTTCTCCTGACGGGGCGATAACTTCTTTTATTAAATCTAATCTTGGTTCATTTTCTAACATAAAGTTTTTAATATGTTTTGAATCCATTATTGGCATATTATCAATAAACTTAACAATATCACCCCTATTAGTATTACCATCAATATCAACAATCATATTACTTAATCTAAGAGTTGCAATAGGTGGTATTATTCCTGATGGATATCCACTTAAAGTTTTTTCAATATCAACAGAATCTCTCATAGTTAAAAATTTTAACGTAACATTAGATTTTGTTCTTGGTAATGTTGTTTTTAAATACCCATCATCATCAGGTTCAATCTTAATTTTTTTAATATTTAATTCATCAAGTAAAATTGTTGCATTAAATTCATTATTTGTTTGTGGATCAGTAACACTTACAACATATTCAGGACCAAAAGATGTATTTCTTAAAAATATTAATAATGCCTCAATGTCCGCATCTAAAAGATCTTCAGGTCTAATATCCGTTTCATATAATTTATTTCTTAATAACGGTAATACAATTGATTCCTTAATTGTTTTATTTGGGTTCATACTTAAAAGAGTATTTTCATCGGCAGCAGTTAAATAACCAATTTTAACACTTTTCTTTTTAGATTTATAATATTTACCACCCGAAGGTAAAGACACAACATCGTGAGGTAAATTAAAATCCATTTGACCATACTGTTTTGAATCGTTTTCCATAATTGTTTTTTTATTATAAAGATACTTTACTTATATTTTTTGTAAATATATTTATTTTTTTTAGTTAAAATCTTAATAATTAATATATTTTGTTATTTTAATAAAAAAAAATTCCCATACATATTAATATATGGGAATTAAATATCGTATCTATGAATAAATATATTTTAGTTTTATTTAAAAGAAATTAATAAACTAATATACAACGGTCCATACGAAGTGTTCCACTAATGTCCGCCAAAGCATCTTGAGAATATGATAATGTTCCAAAATTAACATCAGTTAAAAATGTGCCTTCTAATATCCATTTTTCTACAACAACTCCTGTTGGATCTAACATTTCAAGATCAACATTTTTTTTGTATCCTGCAGCATAACCCATACGACCTGTAACGGACTCAGCACATAAACGAACCCATTCCATTAAAGCTTGTGCAGCAGATGGTCCAATTGGGTCACGGAATTTAACTGTGATTGCATCCCAATTAAATCTACCAGCAACAAATGTTGATGTATTTAAGAATTGTATTTCGGTTGAACCGATTTTTATTGATGGCCTTGAAGCACTTTCCACAAACCACTCGTTGATACCCAAATCTGAAGGAAACCTTATAATAAACCTGTTCTGCCTTTTGGGTTCGTACGGAACTGGCATTTTCATTAACAAATCAGCCATAATTTTTAATTTTTAATTTTATGTTTATTTTTATTATAAATATACGATAAATAAAATTTTTCTATTTACTTTTATTTTTTTTTAAATAAAATATACTAGTACTAGCATTTATTATTAATATTTTGTTTTTATTCCTCTTGATGTTAAGTAAGTTTGTAGTATATTATCTTCTTTATCTTTAAAATAATCTTTCATACTAGCTACATTTTTTACATCATCATCTGAAAAACCAATAAATGGCTTAATATAATTATTTATTTTATTTTTTATTAAAGCTTTTTTCTGCAACTGGAGAGAAATTTTTTTAACATATTTAATAAATTCTTCCATAGCTTTAATTTTTTCTGGTTCTGGATTTGTTTCAGAACTCATTCCAAAAGAAACAGTGTGAAAACGACATAAATCTAAATATGATTTTATTAGTTTATCTTTAGATAATTTACCCTCATCCGCTAAATCTTTATATTTTAATAAATTTTTAACCAACTTATTTGAATCAATACCATTTTTGTTTGATTTAATTAGTTTATATATACCTTGTTTAATTGCTGATGGTGTGTGACCTCTTGCAGTAATTATAGAAAAAATGGATCCATTATTAATTGCTTCAACAAAATCATCCCATACTGGTCCTGTTGGTGAGACCATAACATCAATTAAAAATTGATCGTCATAAGTAACACCGAACTCGATATAAGCATCTTTTGCTGGTCCAACAATGGTATGTCCATTATATTTAAATAATTTTTTACCGACCATATCTCTAAATTCCGCAAAATCTTTTGTGGTCATACCTACTTTATTACCTTTATCATTCAAAAGATAAATTTTTGTTGGCATATACATTAAATTATCATCCCAATCAAATGAATAATATTTTACTGCCGGAATTAAATCAATAGGATTAATTTTCATTGTGTTTATTTTTATGTTGATAAATTGTAAATTGGTCGAAGTCTCCTTCTCTATCTGCATATTTGAAGTCAATATGACTTAACGTATTCTTTCTTTCTTTTATTATGTTATTAACAACTTTATTAAGATTTACAATTGTACCGTCAAAATCTGCAAACCCTTCTAAATCGGAAATTTCTGTATTATTTTGAAATTCATAAATCATTAGTTCGTAGTGAGTTTCATCGTAATCCTTTGGAATTTTACTAATACATTTTTTTATTAGTACTTTGTGTTCTGATGTTATTTTCATAGTTTTTTTCTTTATGAAAACAAAGGTAATAAAAAAAAGGAGAACTTGCCTCCTTTTTTTTATTTTTTTTTCATTTTAATAATTAAATATCTTCAAATGAAGCTCCAGTTGGTGTTATATAGAATGTAATATCTATAAATTCTAAGGATCTTGTTGGTTTAATATAAATTTTACCTGTCATTTGATTTCTATCTAAGTCTGCTGTGTCAGAAGAAACTGTAACTCGGAAATCATATAAACCTCTATCTCTTCTAATAGCGTCTAATATTGGATTTACAGAGTTTAAAAAGTCTTGTCTAACTTGTTCGTCATTTTGATCAAACAATAACCTTACAGATACTGCTGAGATTAATTTACGAGCTTGTAATAACAATCTTCTCACGTTAATTCTATCAAGAGC